ACGTGGGGTATTCAACCGTCAGGCTTGTAAGGATATGTCTCCCGAACGGAGAGATACTGAACACGAGTTCGGTTGTAACCCATGTTCTGAAATAATTCTTAGACCCGCACAGTTCTGTAACCTTACGGAAATTGTGGCAAGACATGACGATACCATAGAGTCTCTGTCTAGAAAGGTAGAGATGGCGACTATTCTTGGCACTATGCAGTCTACTCTTACAGACTTTAGGTTTCTGCGTAGTATCTGGAAAAAGAATTGTGAGGAAGAAAGGTTATTAGGGGTTTCTATTACCGGGATTTATGACTGTAAGGCTTTGTACAATGCCACTGAGGAAGAGATTGGCAGACTCAAGAGAGTAGCTATCTGTACTAACCGGAGATGGGCTAAGAAGCTGGGTATCAACGAGTCAGCGGCCATCACCTGTGTTAAACCGTCAGGGACGGTGAGTCAGTTGGTAGATTCATCCAGCGGGATACATCCCAGATACAGTTCGAGGTATGTAAGACGCGTGAGGAACGATAAGAAAGATCCCCTTGCCGACCTTATGGTGGACGCTGGGATTCCATGGGAGGCGGATTTGTACAACACCGAAGCAGTAGTCTTCTCGTTTCCTAAAACCGCACCAGACAAGTCTGTCACCAGACATGACATATCACCGATAAGTCAACTGGAACTCTGGAAGACCTTTGCTTTACATTGGTGTGAGCATAAGCCAAGCATGACATGCTATGTCCCAGAGGGGAGTTGGGTTGAGGTTGCGGCATGGGTGTGGAAGAACTGGGAGTTTATGAACGGGGTTTCTTTCCTTCCTTCTGCTGATGACGGACACATCTACCAACAAGCACCATATGAGGATATAACTAAAAAAGAATATAATGATTTACTTAAACAGATGCCCAAGGAAATAGACTGGAAGGCTATGTCTGAGGAGATCGACAACACGACAGCCAGTCAGGAGGCGGCTTGTTCTGCGGGAGTATGTGAGATATGAAGGGGAAGAGATGGCTAAATAAGGATTACCTTAAATTCGTGGCAGAGATGCCATGTTCCCACTGTAGCATCATTGATGGCACGATAGTCGCTCACCACTTAAAGCACAGGTATTCACCATGGTCTGGAGGCGGGATGGGTCGTAAGGCGTCTGACATATTCACGATGCCCCTATGCTTTGAGTGTCACGACAGACTGCATAACGGGGACAATGATGTTACCGACTATCAGGCTGAATTTATCTTTAAAACGCTTGACAGGGCCACTCAACATGATATAATACGCATAGAGTATAAGCCTTATGAGATACTTTTGTTATGACTTTTGAAGTAGATCAGGACAGGATGGAGTTAGCCATGATGTTTCTGGCTGAAACAGATATCCCTGCGGCCAAGGCCAAGGGGAAGGTAAAAGCACTAGACCAATACGGGAGGACAGTAAAGGCCTTTGGATTTCTTGAGGCTACGGGGACTGTGGCAGAGAGGGAAGCTAAGTCGTACACCACAGACAAATGGAAACAGCATATTGATAACGTAGAGCAAGCGGTGGTAGACGCAGAGACTCTGGATAATCAACGTGCATCTGCGATGGGGGTAAGGGACGTATGGCGTACTTTACAGGCCAATCGGCGGCAAGTATAATTGGAGCGGATGATCTCCGCGATGATTATCAGTGGTATCATCAACAGCAACTTGAACAAGAGGAGCAATACTGTATGGACATGAAGGACAACGAACTGACGTTGTGGAAGAACGAAACCGACAACCCTAAAGCTCCGGCTTATAAGGGGAAGGGGTTGATTGCTGGGGCGGAGAAGAGCGTATCCCTCTGGCACAACACGAGCAAGGCTGGAAAGCCTTACCTCAAAATCCGGGTCGAGGAGCCATATCTTGGTACGAAAGAGATCAAGGATGACGTCCCCTTCTGAAGAGGAGGGTGCGGAACTTGAGCAACAACGTATCTACTTCCTTGCTAGGCAGTGCTGGCCAATCAAGGCTGAGTTCGCGCCTAGCGGGAAGTGGACATGGGGAGAGGTGTTTAAACGGCACTCAGGGATGACTCTTCACGAGTACTCTGAACACGCAAGAAAACTCAAACTAAGGACAAAATATGGAATACCAGATAGACTTTCATGATGGTGGGAGTGTTGTTCTCGACTTCAGCGAGGACAAACATATCTATAAGATAGATGGGGAGTACATACCCTCTGTTACTACAATCTTGAACACAATCAGTAAGCCAGCACTTCTGCCGTGGGCGGTGAAGATGGGTGCTGATTGGTTTTCAGATAACTGCGAGGCTTTTACACAGGCCACGCTGAGTGTAGACGAAGTAATAAAGGGTATAAAGGGGGCGTACCGCAAGAAGTCTCAGGACGCCATGAACATAGGTCAGGTCGTACACAAGTGGTGTGAGGATGCGATTCAGTGGAAGATGGGGAATGGCGAGGCTCCGGACATGCCAGAGGACACTCAAGCCGTGACGGCAATCAATGCCTTTCGGGAGTGGGCAAGTACCAGAGAGATAAACTGGATTGCGGCAGAGCAGAAACTGTACAACCGGAAGTACAAGTACGCGGGGACGGTTGATGCAGTAGCTGAGATAGACGGAGCGTTCTGTGTGATCGACTTCAAGACTTCAGCCGCTGTCTACGACGAGTACTATCTACAGTGCGCGGCCTATGCAGAGGCAGTGCAGGACATATATGGGAGGGAGGTAGACTCCGCATGGGTACTGAGGTTTGATAAGAAGACGGGGAAGTTTGAGGCGAAGGACTCTGAGGAACACGATGAGAACTTCAGTGGTTTCTATGGGGCCATGTTATTGTACAGTAGACTGACCGCACTGAAAAACCGAAAGAAACGATGACTCTTCTGAACACCCTACGAGGCAACGGCGAGTCTACAATATCCGGTGACATCATACATCACATATCCATATCAATCTCTCTGATTGAGGCGTCAAAGCACCACAAGCTGGTTAATACGGAGGTGTTGGTTGAGATGATAAAAGAGATGGCCAAGGACTCCTCAACGGTCAGGGAACAGGCAGTATGGGAAACCTACTTGGATTTCTTTGATGTTACGCTGGATGAGAGTCTGGACGGGAACGTGCGGGAAGAGGGGACGGGGCTGGAGTGAAGAAGTTACCTCACACGAAACTGATGTCTGAGAAGGCCCAGAGTTGGGCTAACGACATAGGTAGGCTACCTAATTCCATTACCAACGGGCGCGGCAATGAGGCAGGACGGTTAGGGGAATTGGCTTTAGCAGAGTATCTGGGTGTAGACCTCGCTGACAAAAAAGATTACGACATGATCTACAACGGGGAGAAGATCGAGGTTAAGACGAAACGCCGTACCGTCAAACCCGCTGAATACTTTGATGTCTCTGTAGCCGAAACAAGCCGTCACCAAGCACCGGATAGGTACGTCTTCATAAGCATTGAATACGCCAGTAAAAAAAGCAAGCGGTACAACGGCCTAAAAAGTATATGGTTGTGCGGGGATATTCTGGCTAGTGAATTTTTTGAAAAGGGGCGGTTTCTTCGCAAGGGAGCAGAGGATGGAAACAATAAGTTTCGCGTCTTGAGAGACATGTACAACCTACAGATTAATCAGCTTAATCAGACGTTTTAACCACCTCTATCTCTCTTATAGATACCACGTTTTTGGTGGGGATATACCAGAGATTTCCCCAGTACCCCTTCTCCTCGGTCATTGCCAAGGTAGTCCACTTCTCGTTCTCGTCAACAAGGATGCCATAGGTCGTGGTTTCTGTCTCCTCTGGAGCGTACTCGGCCCATCCCCCATCTGTATAGGAGTCAATCCAAGAAACCGCTACTATCTTTTTCCGCTCTTTTTCTTTTTCCCGTGCGTGGTCAGAGGGCCGGGTAGTATCCACCCCAACAACATCGGAACCACAAAAATTAACACTAGTAACCATCCACCCATCTCCACCAGTGATCCCAGTAAATCCCAGAAGTTTGCAGGAGCCTCTTGAACAACCGTGTCAGCATTGATCTCAGATGCCTGTGCTGTTGGAACCGCAGTCAGGGCAGAGACAGTCGCAGCCGTCACCCCCCCTAGAACCGCTGGAGCAACAATCGCACCCGGCACTAAGGCAGTCGTCGCACCGACAATGGCGCTCGTCGCTAGTCCCGTTTTCAAGTGCTGGCATCCTACTAAACTACAGGTGGCGATGACCACCAGCCCGTAACCCATCCAACTACGGCTACGACTACTATGATACCTACGGCTACCCAAAATCTTTTCTTTCCAGCGCTTAACTCTTTCCATTTTTCCATGATGTCTCCTATAGTGTGAAACTGTTTCCGCATCCGCAAGAGGATGCTCCTGTGGGCGGGGTGAAGTTGAATGTAGGTCTGAATGGATCATCAATCCAGTCCATCGTCGCGTCCCCTAATAACTCCAAAGAGGTGGGGTCTGAGAAGATTGTCTCTGTGATCATAGTCGCGTCTGAGGGGATATCTGAAGATGGCGTCAACTTTATCTGATAGCCAGAACACCCCCCACCTTCTAAGTGTACGC